TGTATCAGCTAATATCAGCCAGCAAGAGTAGATTTGCGACCAACAGAGGTACCACGAGGGTTCACAATGCCGATACCGATCTCTTCAGAGACAACCCAGCCAAGCTTAAGCTGCTTTGGCTCATCTGCTGGAAGAACCTCGATGTCTTGACGAATTGGCATAACACCAACGAACTCTGGGTCAGCTGCACCGAAAACAGTTCCTGGAGGAACAATCTTTGATACCATGATGTCTGCGCCCCAAATCTGAGCGTAAAGACCAGTTTGTAGAATTTCGCGTTGGGTTACTGGGTCAACTTCACCGCCACCTGGTCCCTGGCCACCGCCAGATGCCCAGTTAAGGATATCATTGAACTCATTGATGTTCATGTAGTACTTAGTAGTAACAAGGTCCCAACGGTCAATTTGAGCCTTAATCTCAACAAGGTCACGCTTAAGAAGGCCACCATCAGAAATGTCCTGAGCGGTGTTCTCAACAGTTGCAGAGTTATTAATAGCAGCGAAGACGTTTGCGTCCTCTTGTGCCATAATCTCCTGACGTGCTTTTTGAACTGCACGGTCAATCACGTTAAAACGACGACGACGAACCTCAGAGATACGAACGGTTGGGTTAGCATAAAGCTCGAAAGTTGGAACTGTTACACGGTCACCGAAAACGCGAGACTCTGGACCAGAACCGTTAGAAGAAACAACAACAGCTGCAACATCAATATCACGGTCATAATTAGGATTAACGCCCTGTCCGAGTGGATCGATAACAAGGAGACGACGTGCGATTCCTTGGTAATCAAGGTTACGACGAATTGGGTTAGCCATTGACTGTGCTAGAGCAACCTTTCCGTCTTGAGTTAGAACTGCGCGAGAAACAAGCTCATCGGTCTTTGCGTCTGTGATCTGTGGTTGACCAGCAAGAGCAGCATTTGCTGGCTGATTTTCTTCAAGAATTGAAGCATATTTTGCGAGAGTTGTGAGCGCGTCCTTAACGGATGCTGCGTTCATGTCTCCCTGTGCGTTAAACATTGACATATTGTTTATCCTATATAGTTAATTGACTGCCCGACTTACGCCAACAATCTGGTTAATTAGTTTAATAAAGGCCACTAAAGCCGGAAAAACGAAGCCTTAATGAAAAGGCTTCGTTTCACTATCATCAGATCATTGCTGGTCCGAACTCAATAAGCGCCTCAGTGAATGCCTGTGACTGTGCTGTACCTGGTAGGCCAACTGGAGAGTTAGCTGCAGATGCAAGTGAGATTGGAGTAGTAACAAGAGATCCGTTTGTCTCAAAGTTGAGAAAACGCCCAACAATAAGTGGATTTGCATCAGCTGAATCATTAACAACCGCACCACCAGCGTTTGGTGTAAGAAGTCCACCGTTAGCGAAAGCGTAAAGTGGGTCACCAATAGTAAGTGTTGGGTTGGATGTCTGAAGACCAGTTGCTGCGTCTGGATCAGTCGCATCAAGAGTTACTGCGTATGTACCAGGCTTGGTCCAAAGTGTAACCTTACCAGAAGCTACTGCTGTGTGTGGTCCAAGGAAGGTTCCGGTAGAACCTGGGCCGAAAGACTTCTGACCAACAGTTGCACCAAGAACAGAACCGAAAAGAGTTCCGTAACCAACCGCACCATCATCAGTAAGACCAACCGGTCCTGTAACCTCAGTACCAGATCCGCCGTTATTAAGAACGGTGGAAACTACTGGACGAGTTCCTGGAGGAGTACCAACATAGCCGTCACGACCATCAGCATCTGCTGCTGCAAGGTCAGAGCCAACTACAACACCTGTAATGATAGCACACTCGCCACCCTTTATTCCTGTAGCAACGTCTGCAACGATTGTGTCAAGAGCGTCAAACTGTCCTAGAGGCTGAACGCCTGCTTGCTTTAAAATTAATGCCATAATTATTTTTCCTTTTGCGTCATTTATGATCGCAATTTACAAAGGTTCTTACATCTTAAAAGTCTTACTTATAAATTTTATACGCCTCTAATCATAGAATATTATATAAAATTAAATTTTTTTTCACTTTTATGCCATGTTCATCATATT